ATCCTGTTGCCAAGCCTCTAATGTCTCTTTGCTGAGGCTTCCGTCCGCTACTGCCTTTCGGAGTTCCTGGTACGTGATGGCATCCTGCTGATCCTGCCAAAACCCGCATAGGATTTCAACCGGTTCGTCACATTCGTTCTGCAGGTACTCTTCAATTCTGCGTAGGACTTCTTGACTGCCCGGTGTCTTTGCCTTGCGTATTCGCTTTGGCCGTATGAACCTTATTGCCATTTGCACCGCTCCTTCCTAATCGCCTTTTAGCGGCTTCCGCCACATTGTCGGGGATTTCTTCGCCTTCGTCGTTTCCATCGCTTCCTGCGGCTGTCTCAGGCTCCGGTGGCTGGTTCTGCTCCGCCTGTTGCTTACGCCGCTGGTCTATCGTCCTGTCGTCCGTTGTTCTCTCCGGCAGGTGTCCGACCTGGCGAATGTAATCTTCCAGTCCGTCGTCCGGTACCAGGATTCCGATGCCGGTCATATCCTTGATGAATGCTGCAACCTTCGTTACATCCACATCTGCAATGTCGCCGTGGGACATCTTTGGGTACTCCGTGATGCCTGCAAAATGTTCACCGTTAATATCGATCAACGGCGGGATGCCCTGGCTGTTGAATGTCTCGCAGATCATGTCTAGGAATGCACCGATTGCCATAGCGAACAACTCCGTCTTATCGGAACTCAACGCCCAGGAACCGGTCTCTGAATGCCCTAAGAAAATAAAATCCGCCAGTACCGTCATTGCAATTCGGGTATCGTAGCGGTTGATGATCGCATTCGTGTCAAACTGTCGGGTGCCGCCGGAACTTAACAGCTCCAACTCATATCCTGCCGGAAGTACCACACCTTCCATCTCGTCTCGGCGAATACTCTTTACCATATTTTCCAACGCAATTCGTGTCTGCTTGTTGTCCTCAATATCATCGTTCCAAAGGTCTAACCCTTCCGGTCCGTGCATTACCGGGAGTCCTGCAAGGTCTCTTTCAATGCCGATTCCTTCAATCTCCTGGATTCTTCTCTTGAAGTACCAGGATCGGTAAGCATTTCTCAAAATGCTTCGTCCTTCCGGGTTGTTCTTCCTGCTCTTTGTACGGAACAGCAAAGCCTTACTCATTGGTATCGTGTAGGTACCAAAGTCCGGAGGCGGCATCTGAGTCATTCCCAGCAGATTGTCCTCGTTGTCGTATTCCCATCGGTAGAGCGTTTCCTGCGCTCTGATAGGCAATTTCTTCCATCCAATCAAGCCATCCGTGTACTTACTCTTCGTGGTTGGGTTCTTCGTATTTCCCATGCGGCGTTTATACACGATCTCGTGGAAGCTCCAACCGTAAGTGAGGAAAGATAAGATTTCCGAAATTGTGTCCGTCCAGGTGTCCTGCATATCGTGCATACAGCTTTCTACGAACTCTGCAGCCTCTTTGTCCTTTGCGGTATCGCCTCCCGGCTCTACATTCCAGTCGCACTGTCTTACCAGCATCTCAATAGCGAAGAGGATCGCACCTACCACATCGTCATTCTCAGACATTTCACGGTAGACCTCTATTCCTCGTGTGCCTCTCAGTTCGTGAAGGAACTCCTCGTAGATTGTTCCTCCGTAGCGTCGCTGACCTATGCGACCGATTTCTTTGTTAGCCATCTGTTCTCACCTCACTTATTCCAATAACTGCTCTTGCCTAACTGGCTATCCTTAGGCGGTGCTGAGTATGTAGCACCACTCTCTAACTCCGTAAATGCTGACGAACTTGCATCCACCATATCCTTGAATTTGGACTGTGGGAAGTTCTCACACTCGTTGAAATACTCTTCATTCC